CCGGGGATCTGGTACACGGTGTTCAGTCCACATGCCCAATCAGACGCTCATGGAAACGACATTTGTGCGACCTACGAACTGCTGGATTACGCTAATGGCGGCATGTATCCGTTTGTCTTGTTCCGCAGGGAGTTCCTAAGTCGCCGCATGGACGACAGTCGCGGGTATGGAGAAGTCGCTTATACCTGGCAACGGCAGATCAAGCAGGAGTGGGATGGTCGAGTTGACCGTTCGTACCTGGCAACGATCCCGCCGTTGTTCCATCCCCCGGGAAGACCTCCTACTAAGTGGGGACCTGGCACCTTCATCCCGAGGGTGCGGTCTGATGATTACCAATTTGCAGATCAACCTAACTGGGACTTCGGGAGTAAAGAGATTGAGGATTCAATCCGAGAGACTGCTGACAGGTATTTCGGCAGACCCACATCTCCTGAGAGCAAGGCGCATGCTTTGATGCGGCAGCAGAACACCGTTTCCCGGTGGTTAAACTGCTGGAAGATGGTGTTTGAGCAGGTACTGGCATTGTACCAGCAGTTCGCACCCGAGGAGTTCCTGGTGCGGGTGGTTGGCAGTGATAAAGCTAAAGCCCTTGCAATGTCCAAAGATGACATCCAGGGACAATATGACATCATTCTTAACTACCAGGTCGCAAACAGTGACATGGACCTCTTGAGGGGCAAGTTAGACCTCTTAAAGGTCATTGTGGGTGAGTTTGATATCAATGGGGTTGTAGACCGCACCGAGTTGATGAGTGTGGTCTTCAGTTACCTGGACCCAATTCTAGGTGAGAGACTGATGCAACCTGCCGAAAACGCCGAGCAGCAGCAGATTGACGAGGAAAAGACTTCCTTTGCCAAGATATTTGCCGGCATGGAGGATGACATTAAACCTGGTCAAGCGCATCAACTCAGGTTGGGAGTGCTGGACAGTGTTATGCGGGATAATCCTGCTGCCGCGAAGCGTTACATGGAAGATCCTAAGTTCAAAGATGACCTGGATAAACGGCGGCAACAACATCAGCATCAACTTGACCAAAAGGAGAATGCTCAAATTGGGAGACTTGGAGCATGAGCGATGACCTTGCAATGCTGCTTATGGATCCCAGGTTTGGGGAGGTCCATGAACTTATAAAAAGTGTGCGGGAAGAACTCATTGTACACATGAGTAATCCTTCAGCGTCAGAGCATCACGGTCTACTGGCACACGATGCTGGTGGGGTTGATGCATTGGACCAATTAGTTAAAAGAATGGAACAAGTTGTAAGTGAATTTAAATCTAAAGAAACATAGTTTGTAATATATAATACATCTTCGCACTAGATCTCACTGGTGCTCTTTGCTGCCCTACTCAAGCCCGGTTACTTAGGTGACCGGGTTTTCTTTTGTTCCCATATAAAAACAATCGGACAAAGACCCTCACTTGCGAGGTTAATAGCATGGCAAATAACAAAGGATCGGGTGCAGTGGACACCCAGCCGGAAGCGGTAAATGAATCTGCGGCAATTGGGTTGGATGACCTTACCCAAACCCTTATGGGGAACACTGGGGTCGTCACTGAGACTGAAGCTGAAAGTGAACAAGCTGATGTCGAGGTAGAAGATGCTGAAGTTACTGAATCTGACGAGGAGGTAAACGAGCAGGATGTGTCAGAAGAGGAATTGGAGGAGGAATCCGAAGAGGAATCTGAAGACGATTCGGAGGACGAATCGCAGGAGGTTTCTGCCGGTGTCCAAAGGAAGATTGATAAGCGCATAGGAAGGTTGACGGCACAGAAGAAGGATGCCGAAGAACGCGCCAGGGAAGCAGAGGAGAAATTAGAATCTTCTCAAACAGAACTGGAAGAACTTCGGGAGCAGTCTGAAACGCCGGCACAAGTTGTCTCAGACAACCCTCATGCAAATGTCAGGACTCTAAAGGACTTAAAAGCGGCAAAAGCTAAAGCGAGGGAACTTCGGGCATGGTGCAGAAGGCATCGAGACGGAACAACTGTTACGGTTAATGGGGTAGAGAGGGATTACGATTCTTCTCAAATCGCTGAACTGGAACTCAAAGCTCAAGAAGATCTAGAAGACAATCTTCCCGCTAGGGAGGAATTTATAAAAGGAGAACAGGAGCAATCGAGTGTCGCAGAGAAAGCATTCCCCTGGTGGAAGAACAAATCTAGTTCTGAGTACCAAGCCGCAATGTCGGTCCTTCGAGATGCGCCGATGATTAGGGAACTCCCTAACTGGAAAGCGACAGTCGCTTTCTACCTTATGGGGGTTAACCAATATCAGCAGCAGATGGAGTCGGCTAAAAAGCCGAAATCAAAAGCAAAGGCAAAAGCACCAACCAAAGTTACCACCCGTCCATCGAAAGCACCCTCACCGATTTCGGACACTAAGTCTGCACGGTACGAGGATGCGCGTTCTTCGTTTAGTGAGTCAGGATCGACTGAAGCATTAGCCAATATGTTCGCTGCGAGATAATTAGAAAGAATATAATAATATGGCATTAGCCGATTCATATACAACGGTTGCTTCAAGTCCAGCTACTCAAAATCTGGGCGCAAGCATGGGAAATAGGGAAGACTTACGGGACGTTTTAACCATCCTGGAACCGGAAGCAACTCCGGTAACTTCCACTATTAAAAAGGGTCCAGGACCAAAAGCTACTTTAGTTGAGGTTCTTGTGGACGAATTAAGTGATCCGGTTGTCGCGTCTGTAGACGAGGGCAAGGATTACAGCAGGACAACATCTGCTTTAACTCCAGATCCAGTTAACTTTGAAGATAAGTCTGCGGCTCGTGGTCGCATGACGAACTCTATTCATATTAGTTCCCGCTCTTACGGTGTAACCGATGTGCAGAGTTTGACTGACACTGCCGGCACACAAGGTGCGGGTGAGTTTGCCTTTGGCAAAGCGAAGTCTGTTCGCGAGATCAAGCGTGATATCGAAGCAGTCATCTGCGGTGGTCAGGATAAAGATTCTGGTGGACCGAGTTTTGCGACTCGTGGTCTGTTCGATTGGATTGATTCTGCGGGACCAGCGGATGTGCATGCGAAGTACCGCACACCTGCTGCTTCCATCTATAATGGAGCATCTGGAAGTCCTGCTATCGGGGCACTAACTGAAAGCGGATTTGCTGATGTTCTTCAGAGTATGTTTGAGGTTCGCAGTGAGAAGAAAACCTACATGGGTGTTCTTTCTCCGAATATTGTCAGCATAGTTGACAACTTCACCCGCACTGACGCAAGCGCAACTGCCCAGCGTTACAATGTTAATGACAATGCTTCAAGCAAGACCATTAACATGGAGGTCAAGGTGTTCAACACCTCGTTCGGTACAGTGAATGTCGTTCCTTCGACCTTCTTGAATGTGACGGCATCTCCGTTTGCGTATGACGACGATGCCGGGTTGATCCTGGATATGTCACTCCTTGAGATGCAGTTCATGGATCCGATTCATTCAGTTGAGTTGGAAGACCAAGGTGGTGGTCGCCGTGGATACACGAAGGCAATCTACTCCTTGTGCATGAAGAATCCTCGCGGATTTGGCAAAATCATAGCAGGTGATTAATCCTAGCAATATCTGGTTACCTATATATGTCTAACATTATCATTCCTCAGTGCGGTAAATCTCGCAAGGAGAGGGAACTTTACGAACGGGAGTTCCGCACTGGGGGGTGGTTTTTAAATAACTATATAGACAAGGAAAAGAACGGGTACAAGAAACGGCAAACTTCGATTGCCCGGAAGTACCGCAACTACGAGCGCAAGCAAGGTAGTGAATTTGACCTGGCGGCAGTGGTGGATGCCAGGACGTTTTTTAGATGGCAGCAAGAGGATCCTCATTTCTGGGAAGACCCTTCTAACATCAACCGGTTTACGAAAGATAACCCGGAAACCGCAAGCTGGAAACATGCTTAAATGCGGAGAATTAAATATAGCGATATACTCAAGAGTGCGGCAGAACGCTCGCAGAGAGCGTATGATCAGTTAAGCACTGATGATGCAGCGTTCCTTGAGAACTTCATTGACTCCCGGTTAAAGAGGATCTGGGAGTACACGGATTGGCCGGATCTCGTAATCACCGAGAAGAGAACCTATCGGCAGCAGTACACTCCAGCCGCAGTTCCTCAAGCGGTAGTAGGTGACCAGTATTATGACGCTAACGCGAAAAGATATGTAGTCGCGTTATATGCAACTTACAATGATCCTAGTTACTCGGAT